TCATTGCGGCACCTCCCGGTAAAGCCGTGCGATTGCGCCGTGGTCCGCCATGCTGTGATAGCCGTCGTCCAACATGGAAACGATGATATGCTCGAGGACCCGGATGTCGAGTGCGGAGCAGGCCTTTATGACCTTGAGGGTGACGGCTTCGTCCTCACGCGAGGGCGCGACGTCCCCGCTGGGATGGTTGTGGAACAGGATGATCGCCGAGGCGTTGGCCAGGATGGCGGGCTTGACGATGTCGCGGGGCCAGGCCGGAGCGGATGAAATCGTCCCGGTTGAAACGATGTTCAGGCCGATGATCTTGTTCTTGCCATCGAGCAGAATCACCCCGAGCTGCTCGCGGTCGGACTGGCCGCAGAGGTAGATGAGCCTGCGGACCACCGCCCACGCCTGGGCCGAGTTGGAAAGCGTGGCCTGCTCGAAGGGAAGCTCCTGGTCCCGGACCAGCGCGACGCGGTAGGCGGCGATGAAGAAGTCGGGGGCCGGCTTGATTTGCTTTTTTGGGCTTGGTATAGTTTGCATTGCTGACAGTCTCCTGTTGGCAGTTGTGGTTTGGCCCCTCTCAGATGGCAGTCTGGGAGGGGTTTTTGTTTAAACGGCGACGGCCGAGGGCTTTTCGAAAAGCCGCTGCTGGTGGCGGATGTTGCGCATCCAGGCGTTGGCGAACGCGGCCTCGTCGGCCTGCTCGCGGGGGTTGAATTTGAAGAAGGTCCGGCCTTCGACCTGCTCGGCGCTGACGACGCCGAGGCGCTCGCAGCCGATGTAGTCGTTGCGGAAGTAGCTCGGGAAGTAGTCGCCTCCGGCCGGGGCCTTGATGAAGACCATTTCCGGGTCACGCATGAGGTCGCCGTTCAGCTTGCCGTAGTGGGCGACGCTGACGAAGAGGTAGCCGTCGGGGGTGCGGTCCACGATCTCGACCGACACCGCCATGAAGACGCCGGCGGCGTTGTCGATTTTGGCATGATCGCCGACCCGGGAGAGCCCCTCGGTTAGCTTGTCCAGAACCCGCTTGCTTGCGTTGTTGACTTTTCGCATCGGTTGCCTCCTTTTTGGATGTGGGTTATCTGACCTTGTAAATGCCGCTTGTGATGTCGTTCTTGAGGTCCACTGCCTTGAGCAGGGCCTCGCCCGCATCGCCCGCCTCAAGGTCGTTGATGATCATTTGAACGAAGTTGGCGAGGCCTTCCTGTTTGCCTTTGGGAGCTTTGATGTCTTCCGAGTAGTAGCTCATTTTTTGCCTCTGTTATGTTTTAACTTATTGATTTTACTTGTATTTTATATTAATAGCAGAGCGTTGTCAAGAGAAAAATGATATTTTTTACAACAAAATCAAATAGTTATAATTGTGACCTATGCACTCAGTATGCCAGAACGATCGGGGCGCGGCGGGGCTGTGGCAAGGTCGTAGGGGCAATTCCAAAAGGTGAAGGGGATTGTATTGGGGTGGGGCTGAAAATGCTCTGGCGGGGCGCCAATGAAGCGGCCAAGTAATTGTTAATATTATAAATAAAGTATAGCACGCAACGTGCCAATACATTTGGCGTGATTGCTGTGTGCTTAAGCACTCCCTATGCCAGGTTGTGGTGGCATGAGTTTCGATCAGGCTTTGCGCGGCTTCTTCTTTCCGCTGCTGCGGCGGAGATTGTACTCGTCGAGTTCATCGCGGATGTAGGCCCGGCGCCACTCGGCGATCTCTTCGCGATCGCTGATCCAAATGCCGGCGAGCTTGCGGGCCGGGAAGTAGCAGTCGCGGATCCAGACGAGGATCGTGCTCGGCGAATAGCCGACGAAGCCGGAGATCTCCTTCATGCCGTTCAATGCCGTTTCTGTCATGGTGCTCTCTCTCCTTTTACCAGCGTGTGGGTTTGAGCGGGCGCGGCCGCTCGGCCGGCGGCTCCGGCGACGGCTTGGGCCAGAAGCGCAGGCCGCAGGCGTAGGCCGCGACCAGGTTGTAGACCGAAACGTCCCAGGCGTGGTTGCGCCGGCCCTCGATGGCCACCCACTCCTGGCTCAGGGGGTCGAGATACTCGGCGGTCATCTGCCGCGCCCATTCGGCGTCGCACTCGGCGTGCAGGCGCCACGCGCCGGGGTCCGCCGGCGCGATGTCGAGCTTCTTGGAAAGCGCGTTCTTGAAGTGGTTGACGTTGGCCCTCAGGAGCTGCAGCGGCCCGCCGGGGATGGGCTGGCGCTTGCCGGGGTAGTGGTCGATCTTGCTGTAGGCGATCGCCGCGGCCATGCGCGCCTCGCCCTTGAATGGCAGGATCAGGCCGCGCCGCACCCGGCAGAAGTCGTAGACCTCGACGGTGCGGTGGCCCATCGCGTCCATGACCGTTAGCGCGATCGGGTAGACCAGGCCGTCGGGGTCGCGGTACTCGTGCGACCAGAGCAGCTCGTCCAGGGCCTCGAAGCTGGTCACGAAGCCCTCGCGGATTTGCCAGCTCTCCTCGGTCTCGCCGTAGCCCCAGGCGCGGACCTCGTAGACAAAGCCGTCGTCCTGGGTGTCGACCCCGGCGGTCAGCCCGGCCACCACGCCCCCGCCCGGCACCTGGCCGCGCGGGCGCTCGTCGCGCAGCGCGAGGACCGCGTCCTCCTGGCGCTCCACGCTGTAGTCGCGCCAGGGCTCGGCCGCGTAGCCGTTCTGGAAGTCCTTGAGCTTGCTCTTGCTGCCCAGGCTCTTGAGGAAGGCGGCCGCGACCTCGGACAGGCTCACAAACCAGGAGAGCCAGGCCGGGATGTGGAAGCCGATCTTGACCGGCCGGTCGCGGCGCAGCAGCGCGAAGAGCTCCAGACCGCTCTCGCGCTCGCGCCACTCGCCGGCGCGCACGGCCTTGTTGCGGGCCTCGTCGTCCCACAGATCCCCGCAGCCCGCGCACTCGTAGCACGCCAGGCGCCGGGTCTGCATCTCCTCCGGGTCGCGGCAGTCGGGCGGGAACTTGATGCGCTCGAAGACCATGCGCTGGGCGTGGCCGCAGGCCGGGCAGCGCACGAAGTAGTCGAAGCGCACCTGGGCCTCGCGGGTGAAGGCCTGCCAGATGTAGCCGGCCTCCACCGTGGGCGAGCTGATCTTCCAGATCCGGCGGTTCTCCTTGTAGGTGCGGGTGCGCAGCTCTCCCAGGCTGAGCGGGTCGGCCTCGCGGCTGTCGGCCGAATACTGGTACTTGTCGGTCTCGTCGAAGACGACGTAGCGGATGGGCTTGTTGGCGAGCCGGCTGGGGGAGCGCGACCAGGAGAGGTAAACCGGCATATGCTCCAGGTTGATCGCCATGATGGTGAGGTCCTCCACCACCGAGCGCACGTATCCGCGCAGCCGGGGCGAGCTCGTGATCATGGCCTGGATGCGGTCGCGGCTGTTGTCGCGGGCGGTGAGCCGGTCCGGGTAGACGTAGAGGACCGGGCCGGGGTCGCGGTCGATCGCGAAGCCGATGCAGTTGTTGACGGCCTCGGATTTTCCGGTCTGGGGGGCGGCGCAGATGATGACGGTCTGGACGGACTCGAAAAACGAGGCGTCCATGACGCCGGCGAGGTAGGGCGTGACGTCGTTCTTCCAGGGGCCGGGGATGGCCGACATGGTAACGAAGCGGTGCCGCTCGCACCACTCCGAGACCGGGATCCGCCTGCGCTTGCGCAGCACCTTGCGGTCGGCCGCCGAGAAGCCGCCGCGGATCTCGATGCGGCCGTCGGCCGCGCGCAGGCCGGCCAGGGCCGCGGCTAACTCGGGCGTAAGCCAGGCGGGTGATGTGACGCTGTAGCTCTGGACCGCGGGGGTAAGCATCGTCAGCGTCTCCGCGCCCTTTTTCTCAAGAGTTCGTCCAACAAGATTCCAGAATCTCCACCCACTAAAAGCGCCTTCACCTCCTGGTCAGAGATTTGTCCCAGCTCAAGCAGATGAAGTGCTGTGAAAATCGTGATCGCTGGCTGACGCGATGCCTTCACGATAAAATCTTTTCCGGCGGTATCCAGCCATTGTTCTATCGCATGGCCTACGCGCTCCTCCACCATCTGAAGCAGAGACTCGATAATCCTGTTCATAGTGGAATGCGCTTCGCCTGCAAGTGCCTTCAGATCCCGATGAACAGCCTCAAACAGAATGACCTGATTGCGCTTATCCGCCATCTAAGTCTTCCTCCTTGCTCTCCAGGATGGCGGCCTGGAAGGTGCGGGTGTTGGCGAACTCGTTTAGCTGCGCGTCCAGGAGATCGCGGAACCAGCGCCGCACAGCCGCCGCGCGGTGGTGCGGGTCGGCGAGGGGTGCGATTGCCTCTAAAAGCTCAGCCGCGCGCGTGTCGATGGCGTGCTTGAGGCCGGCCTCGAAGACCGCGGCGCGGCCGGCGATCTCCATATAGACCTGCTCGCGCAGCATGTAGCGGCCCTCCTGCACGTCGTTCTTGCGCTTGCGCTCGCGGTACTCCTCCTCCAGCTTGGCGATCTCGAGGCCGAGCTTCCTGGCCTGGAGGTCGGCGGCGGCGGCCGCGCCGAGCTGCTCCGGCTTTTCCAGGCCGACGCGCTTGACATAGCGGTCGAGGTCGCGCTCGAAGACCGAGCCGTCCTTCTGCAGGCGCAGGAAGCCGGCCTTGGCGTCCTCGTAGAGCTTGCTCTTCTTGATCTTGTAGCCCTGGGCCTGCAGATGCGCGAGGGCCTCGATGCGGTTGCGGAAGACGCGCTGGTCGGGCTCCTCCGGCCGGGTGAAGGCCTCCAGCGCCCGCTTGGCGCGCTCGAAGCTGGCGACGTTGTTGGCGCTGGGCTCGTCCAGCATGGCCTTCTTGGCCGACTCCTTGGCGGTCAGAAGCGCCGTGAGGTCGGTCTGGTCGGACTGCTGGATGAGCTCGGCGAGCTGGGCCGCGTCCATGTCAATCCTTCACGAAATCCTCGGCGGCGCGGATGGCCCGGCCCAGGCCGGCTTCGAGCGCGCGGCGGTCATCGGCCGGCAGGACCCCGGTGCGCGTGTGGAAGGCGTAGAACTTCTTGCTCCAGGCGAGCAGCTCGGTGAAGACGCACCGGCCGGGGCCGATGGGGTCGCCCAGCTCCGGCCGGGTGCGCAGGCCGGCGGGCGGCGCGGCCGGTGATTGGGGCTCGAAGCAATGGCGTTTCATGGGGCGGTCTCCCTTCTCCCGCCGTGCTTGCGGGTCCAGATGCGCAGCGCCTCCTGGAGCGTATGGTCCGCGAAGCGCGCGCAGTAGTTGAGCCGGAAGCCGCCGGGGTCCGCGATGCGCTTGTGCAGCTTGAAGACGCCCCGGTACTTCTGGCTCGAGGGGTGGGCCGAAAAGGCCGTGGTGCCGACATAAGCGAAGTCCTCGGCGAAGTGGCGATCGAGGAGCTGCTTGACCTCGGAGGAGAGCAGGCAGAGCAGCACGAGCTTGGAAAGGCGCGGGGCCTCGCTCGGCACGGCGAGGTCGCTCATGAGATAGATCATGGGCGGCGGCGCGGCGGCGCCCTCCAGCTTCCACTGGAAGGTCGAGCGCGCGAAGTCGGCCTTGCCGAAGATCCGGCCGTCGAGCAGGAAGGCGAGCGACTCGTTCACCCCGCCGGCGAAGGAGTCCACGCGGGAGGAAAGGAACAGCTCGTTCATGCGCAGGCTCTGCGCCGTGCTGATGCGTGCCAGGCCCAGGCGCTCGCGGCCGGTGGGCCGAAAGGATGGCGGCAGGAAGGGGCCGACCGGCGCGCTCTTGACCGTCTGGCGCAGCACGATCCGCGGCCGCTCGGCGCGGGTGATGATGCGCAGCGTGCTCTTGCCTTGGAGCACGGCCGTCGGCGGGCCGAGGATCGCGCAGACCTCCGGCATGTCCTTGTAGAGCACCACGGCGTAGTCGGCGAACTTGGCGATCAGCCGGTAGATGTCGAGATCCTTGTCGACCATGACGCGGAAGGGCGGCGGATCCCACTCGAGAACCGCCTGCAGCACCTTCTCCAGGCGCTCGTAGCCGGCCTTGTAGGTCGGCGGCGCGGTGATGACGGTGTGCTCCGGCGCGGCCTCCTGCAGGACCTCGAAACCGTCGCGGGCCTGGTAGCCGACGCCGGCCAGGTGGGCCTTGTAGGCCGCGAGCTTTGCGCGGGTGCGCTCCATCAGCGCCGGCCAGCTGCGGCGGTAGTGCTCGACCTGGCGCGCCTGGAAGGGGTTTTTCATCTGCCAGACCCGGCCGAGGTCGAGCAGCAGCGCCACGCTGGCGGCGGTGTCGATGGGGCTCTCCAGGCGCATGAGCTCGGCCAGGTGCGCCGGGGCGTCCGGCCGCAGCCGGACCGCGATGGGCCGGTCGGTGAGGTAGGCGCCGAGCGCGCTGGTGTAGAGGCTCACGTCGCAGGCGGTGATCGGGCCGGCGTAGCCCGCCGAGCGCAGGACCGAGGGGATGGTGAAGTTTCCGGCGCAGACGTTGATCACCGGGTGCGCGATGCGCGGCGCCCAGGTGGCGAAAACGCGGCGGACCTCGGTGGGCAGCGATCCGATGAAGCCCATCAGCCGGCCCTCCTCTCGTAGCGGGCGCGCAGCCGGTCGAACAGGCGGCGGGGGATGGGGCCGCAGGTATAGTTGAGGTCCATGTAGGCGACGAAGTAGTCGAACAGCCGGTCCGGCTGGACGCGGCCGTGGGCCTGCATGAATTGCTCGAAGACTTCGTCCTGGACCAGGCGGGCGGATGGAATGCTGCGGGTGCCTGCAATCGGCATCGTTTCAGCCCTCCTCCCCCGGCTGGCGCACGGCGTCGCCGCCGGCCAGGTGGGCCGTGACGATCTCCAGGATCTTGACCATCGCCATGGAGCCGTTTTTGATGTTCTTCCTGGCCTTGACGTTCTGGACGAGCTGGAAGAAGTCCTGGAACTGCTCGAACGGGAACACGAAAGTCTCGTCGGCGTGGATCCGCGCAAGCTCTTCCATCACCTGCTCCAGCAGGTCGCGCTCGTACTCGGTGAAGGCGAAGGCGAGGCTCTTGGTGGCGACCGAGGGCGCGGAGAAGGAGACCAGCTTCACGTCCTCAATCTCTTTCATGTTCGCGCTCGAAAGCCCGGCGTAGAGCTTGGTGTTGATGTCCTCGATCTGCGACCACAGACGGCCGAGGATCCCGGCGTCGTCCTGGCCGACGAGCGCGTTGTGGGAGAGCTGGATCGCGATCTGCTGCGAGCGCGAGAGGTCCTCGGTGATCGTGAGCACCAGGATCACCGCGATCCCGGCCTCGATCGCGGCCTTGACGCGGTGGTTGCCGGAGAGGATGATTTTCTGGCCGGCATGGGGGTCCGCGTAGCACAGCGGCATGGAGGACAGCCGGCGGTCGGCCGCGACGTTGGCGACGAGCTGCCGGAAGGTCTCTTTCTTGAAGTAGCGCGCGTTCTCCTTGAGCAGCTCCAGGCGGTGCGGGTCCACGAGCTCAAGGCGCGCGTTGTCGCCGTAGAGCAGGCGGCTCGTCTCAGCCAGGGCCGCGTTGTGCGCGGCGAGGTCGGGGGGCGGCTCGGGTGTGGGTGTTGGAATGGTCTGCGTCTTCTTACCTGGCATTATCTAAGCCTCCTTTGGGGATGATATTCTCGGCGGTGATCACCCGCCGGGGATGCTCCAGGATGTAGTCGATCACGCCGGAGCCGAAATAGACGAGCTCCGATATTTCGCCGAGGGCCTGCCAGTTGGCCGTGGACCAGCCCTCGGGGTAGAGCAGCTTGACCCGGCGGGTGGTGTGGTAGATGCGCACCTCCGGGTTCTCCCGCAGCAGGCCGGCCAGGCGCTCGATGGGGCCGGCGTCGGCCGGCGCGGCCGGATGCGCCGGAGGCTCCGGGGACGCCGCCGGCCGCCGGCCCTGCGAAGCGGATTTTCGCGCCGCCTGTCCTAAAGTCCAGCCTTCCGGCAGGCCCGCCGCCACCCAGGCGCGGATGTCCACGCCGGCCTTGAAGGCGTCGCCGGGGTCCTTGCCCTGGGGGGCCGGCCAATGCCGGGCCTGGGGGTAGCGCGAAGTCCACCATTGCACGGCATCCTCGCCGGTCTTGTCGAAGTCGAGCGCGACCAGGATCACCGCCGCCGCATCGAGGAGCGCGGCCGCGCGGCCGTCGGGCTTGGTCTTGGCCGCGCCCAGGGCCACCGTGCGGATCAGATCGCCGGCCTGGTGGCCGACCATGACGGCGTCGAGCTCGGCCTCGATGACCATCGCCGCGCGCTTGACCTCGCCCCGCACCATCGTCTGCATCGTGGAGCATGGGAGCACGTAGTAGCGCGGCAGCTCGTCGTCCTGCTCGCGCCGGATCCGGACGCGGACCACCTGGCCGGCCTCGCGGTGCGGGATGACGATCCCGCGCGGGATCCAGACGGACTTCTTCTTCTCGACCGGCGGCAGGCCCCAGGCCTCGCGCGGCCGGAAGATGTCCTTGCCGTTCTCGCCGGGGTTGTAGCCCAGGCCGGCGGCCGCGACCGCCGCGGCGGGGATCCCGCGGCCGGCCAGGTAGGCGAGCTGCCCGGGGTTGGCGGCGAGCTGCTCCTGGCTCCACTTGACGAAGGCGGCCGCCTTCTCCAGCCACTTCTCCGGCGGGCGGGCGGCAGGCTCGCCAAGCGCCTGCGGCGGCTGGGCCTGGTGCGGCTTGGGCCGGCGCGGGGCGCTGTAGGCGGCCGTGCGCTTGTTGACCGTTTCGCGGCCGATCCGCGCGCAGGCCTGCGAATAGGACAGGTTCTCGAAGTCCATGAAGAACTGGATGAGGTCGCCGGCCTTGTCGCACTGGCGGCACCAGTAGGTGCCGCCCTGCTTCTGCTCCGGCCAGGCGTGGAAGCGGTCCGTGCCGCCGCAGCCGGGGCATGGGCTGTGATATTCGCCGCCCTCGCGGGCCGAGGCCTTGCGCGGGGCAAGGCCGCGCTG